CTCCCGTTGCTCCCGTTGCTCCGGTTGCTCCAGTTGCTCCAGTTGCCCCAGTTGCTCCGGTTGCTCCAGTTGCTCCGGTATTTACTGATGTTCCTGGGATACCAATTGGCCCTGTTGCTCCTGTGGCTCCTGTGGCTCCAGTTGCTCCGGTTGCTCCGGTTGCTCCGGTTGCTCCGGTTGCTCCGGTATTTACTGATGTTCCTGGGATACCAATTGGCCCTGTTGCTCCTGTTGCTCCTGTGGCTCCCGTTGCTCCAGTTGCTCCTGTGGCTCCAGTTGCTCCAGTTGCTCCAGTTGCTCCGGTGGCTCCAGTATTTACTGATGTTCCTGGGATACCAACTGGTCCTGTTGCTCCTGTGGCTCCTGTGGCTCCTGTTGCTCCAGTGGGTCCAGTAAATCCTTGTCCTGGACTTCCAGAACCCAAATATTCTTCTAAAATAATACAATTTGCTGTATTTGTTGGATTATCTCCTATAACACCCAATCTAGTTGAAGTTCCAGAGGCACCTTCTAATTGATAAAATAATATGTATTTAACAGGTTTTGTTACCCCTGGATTATGCATGTAATTAAAATTATAAACGTCAGTAAACGGACTTCCTGCTGTAGATGACCCACACACTGTATCTTGTCCCAATAAATAATATGTTGAATCAATCTGATAAACAATTCCCAAGTTTAATCTAGTATTTGCAGAACTGCTTGCTTGATATTTTACTTTAAATTGAACCTTTATGTTGCTTATAGTGCTTTGGGGAGTTATAGTCTTGGTATACCCTTGACTTTCACAACTAAAACAAGTTAAAACAGGCGTTAATGAAAAAGTATTTGTCCCTGAAGCTGTAAGTGATGTGGCGTCTGTAAATCCAGAATTTTCGTAAACGTATTGAATAACAACACCGGGTGCTCCTGTTGCTCCTGTTGCTCCTGTTGCTCCCGTTGGTCCTGTGGCTCCCGTGGGTCCAGTTGCTCCTGTTGCTCCTGTGGCTCCCGTTGCTCCAGTTTCTCCTGTTGCTCCTGTTGATCCGGTTGCTCCTGTTGCTCCAGTATTTACTGCTGTTCCTGGGATGCCAATTGGTCCTGTTGCTCCTGTTGCTCCTGTGGCTCCCGTTGCTCCAGTTTCTCCTGTGGCACCCGTTGCTCCAGTTGCTCCGGTGGCTCCAGTATTTACTGCTGTTCCTGGAATACCAATTGGTCCTGTTTCTCCTGTTGCTCCTGTGGCTCCTGTTGCTCCTGTTGCTCCAGTTGCTCCAGTATTTACTGCTGTTCCTGGGATACCAATTGGCCCCGTTGCTCCAGTTGCCCCAGTTGCTCCAGTGGTTCCTGGGCCTCCTCCACCCCCGGCACTTGGTGCAATATAACAGTCACAATCATCTGGAACAAAATCTGCACAACCACTACAAGCATCACAACCAATATCTGGATCGCATCCTTCTGCATTACATGACGTGCAAGGATAATAACCTCCAATTAGATTTGCTATAGGAACTCCATTTATATTTGTAACATTTAAATTTGTCGTTGTTATATTCGTACTTGTAATATTATTTGAATTAATGTTACTCATATAAAATGGTAACATATTTTTATTATACTTTTACTTTATATGAATTTAAAATTAACTACTAAAAGCTTTCTTATTTATTCTTAAGTTTTTCAACTTCATCTTCTAAATTCTTAACTTTATCCCATAATTTTCTTATTATTTGCTGTTGAGCTATACAAAAACGATCATAAGCAACATAATCTGGTAATCCATCTTTATCAAATCCGCACATTTCTGGCAATCCTGCATCATTAAGGTCTTCTGCCATGAAACCATACTGCCATATATCAGCGTCACCATCTGAATTATATTTGAATTTATAGGGTTTTACAGATAATATTGCGTTTTCATTAAATTGATATTCTGTTATGGTGTTTTTAATGCGTCTCGTTGATGAAGCAATTCCCAAAAGATTTGAACTACTTACATAAACTGCTCGTGGGGAGCCTGCAATAGATTGAGAATAAATTCCAACTTGGTTTATTTGCATAATAGTTGTGTCTAAGCTACTTATGGCTTGCCAGATTCCCCACCCAGTTTTAAAACCTGCACTATTTGTTCTAATATTATTTTCAGCAATTACATAATCAGTAGCGTTTAAGCTTTGACAATTTAATAATCCACTAGAGGGAACATATGAGAGTGCCACATTTGTAGCCCTTATTCGGGGTGTTACATTAGAACCAGCACTAGATACAAATACGGGATAAAATGTACTACTTGAGGTTGTTTCAGTGCAGTTGATTGATGTGCTAGGGCCTGCTGCTCCTTGACCTCCTTGGGCTCCTTGGGCTCCTTGACCTCCTTGATCTCCTTGGGCTCCTTGGGCTCCTTGACCTCCTTGATCTCCTTGGGCTCCTTGGGCTCCTTGACCTCCTTGATCTCCTTGGGCTCCTTGGGCTCCTTGAGCTCCTTGAGCTCCTTGTGCTCCTTGAGGCCCAACAGCATTATTAGAATATGTAACTTCCCCAGTACCAGTATTGTAAAAGAGTGCATTTGAATTTAACGAATTGGTAATGGTAGTAACCTTAAATTTGCCACTTCCGGGGTCTAATGTGATACCATTTGACGAATTTAAAGTTAAAATACCAGTTTGTGTTCCTGAAGTAGGCGTAGTAATTTTTTGAGCAGTAACGTTCCAATTTTGATCAACTGTGTTAAATAATGGTTCAGACATGTATATTATAAATATAATGGATATAAATAACTTTTATAGAACTCTAAATTACCATAAATATTTAATATCAACATATATTATTAGCATGAAGATATTATACAATAGTAAAGAAATCACAAATGGTGAGTTTATCTCTCCACAAAACTCACAAAATAAACCTATTATAAACTACCAGACAACTCCAAACACTTTATACACTCTAATAATGCACGATCCAGACGCCCCAGCAGGTAATCATTTACATTGGGTTGTAATAAATGTCCCAGGCAATGACATTAATAATGGTAATACATTACTAGAATATATGGGTCCCGCTCCTCCAAAGGATTCAGGAACTCATAAATATGTCTTCTTATTACTAGAGCAAAGAGAGAAAAAGCTTTTGAATAACCTTGAAAGAGTCATGACTATGAACGATCTTTATAATAAACTAAGATTATCAGATTCTACAGAGGTTAATCGTGCATATTTCATAAGCAGGAACCAAACTGCAGGCAAAAGGAGGAAGCATAAAAAGACAAAATCCAGGTTAAAAAAGGCAAAAAGTCGCAGACTTAAAAAAAGGAACTAAAAAAAAGACACCAATCTAAGATATAATAACATTCTCATTTAAATCAACGCTTGCTCTAAATAAATCCTTGAATTTTGTTAGGTCATCGCAGTCATTAGAGAGATGCGGTTCAATCAATATAAGCATATTTCCTATGTCCATTGAATCCCCAGGACTATAAAATCCATCACAATCCGATTTTGCTAGTAATTTATAAAGACCATTCATACCAAAAAATATAAGAGTATTATGTGTTTCATATGCTTCAATAGCTGATAAAAAATCAACTATACTTTCTGGTTTTCTCTTTTGAATCCCCTCTACCAAGTCAAGTAGATGACTATGATAATGTGTAAAAAGATTTTTTACGCTTGTATCAACATCTTTTGTAATTTCAATAAAAAAATCTAGACAAGCTTTTGCAATAAAAAACCGAATCTCATTCCAATGCCCATACGAACATGATATGGACACATCTCCGCAGTCAAATTGAACTCCCATTATATATATTAATTAGAAAATTCTGTTTAATATATAATCCCGAGAGAGTATTTATATGAGTGGTCCCTACATCCATGTAGGTTATTTTCGTCTTCTTGCATTACGCTTTGTTTTTCGTGCTTTTCTAGTTCCTTTTCTGCGTTTTGTTAAGCGTCTCTTTCTCATTCTACCGCCTCTCTCGCTTAAAGTTGTATATCTGTCATAGAGTTGGTGATTTTCTTCGGCAAATTTATTTGCTAGTTCCTCTTCTCTCGTTGAATTTAATTGCTTGGCTTTATTTGCAGCAGCTGAACCAATAGCTGAAGCGTAGGACAACTTTAATCCTGGGTTTGTCTCAAAGTTGTAATCAGACTTCCATGGGATAACTTGATTGCTTGCCATTTATATAATATAAGAAAAAATATCATTTCCTGGTGTTTCTTTAAGTTACTTTGAATATATTATTTTAATTGGGTTCTTTAAGTTACTTTGAAGATAATATCTATTTCTTGGATTTTCTTGTTTCATGAAAGTGTTCGAGAAATTGAAAAATGGACAAAAAAAATGTCCAAAATCCAAAAAGCCAAGGGTTTCCCTGAAACAGGAATTTCCAAAAAAGCATTTTAGACCATAATGCTCTAATTTAGGAAAAAAGGCGGAAAAAAGTGTGACTGTAATTTTTTTATTATTTTTGCGGAAAAGGATTTAGGCGTTTTTTCTGTCCTATATTTAGAGGACAGATGAATGACGATTTTACGCCAAAAAACGCCGAAAAATTCTATTGTAAATGTTGTGACTTTAAATGTAGCAAGCAATGTGATTGGAACAGACATATTTTAACACGCAAACATATAAAGAATGACGCATCAATGACAAATGAGGACAAAAAAATCGCCACTGGATATTGCTGTGATAATTGTGGTAAAGAATATAAACACAGACAGGGGTTATGGACTCATAGCAAAAAATGCCAAAAAACGCCAAAAAACGCCGACCCCAAAACTGTTAAAAATAACATGCAAGTACAATCCATAAACGATATGTCAAACAATATAATCATGGAATTATTAAAGCAAAATAGCGAGTTTAAAGACTTAATTTTAGACCAAAATAAGATAATATGTGAAAATAACAAACAAATAGTAGAATTAGCCGGTAAGGGAGGGTCTTATAATACAAATTGCCACAACAAGACCTTCAATTTACAGGTATTCTTGAATGAACAGTGCAAGGATGCCTTGAATATAACGGATTTCGTGAATCAGATACAATTGCAATTGAGTGATTTGGACATGATTGGACGGGTTGGATACACAGAAGGCATGAGTAAAATCATTGTTAGGAACTTGAAGGAGCTTGATATATCCAAAAGACCGATTCATTGCAGTGATTTGAAGAGAGAAGTGATGTATGTCAAGGATAAAGACGCTTGGGAAAAGGAAAATGGAGAGAATGTAAAGATTAAAAATGCGATTAAATTTATTGAACACAAGAATGTGAAGCAATTGCCGCAATGGAAGGCAGCAAATCCCGAATCAGATAACTACGATAGCCAAAGACACATGGATTATCATAAGATTATTATAGAATCTATGGGTGGTGCAACCAATGAGGACGAGAATAAGAAGAGAGAAAAGATAATAAAGAACATTGCGAAGGAGGTAGTGATAGATAAGAGTTCTACTTAAAAACACTACCGAACTATTCTATTTCCTTTTATAAATACAAGATCATAATCATACCATAAAAAATTTCTATAATTTTGAAACATTAAATCATCAATGAATAATATATTAATATCATATTCATCTAGTTTTTTATTAGTAAATGTAAAATCAACATTTTTATAAAATGGCAATAATGATCCAATATTCCAGTTATTTTCAATTATTTTCCTAGACATTAAAATTTCTTTATTATCAATAGTTTCACAAAATGTACGCGAGTAATTAGTAACGCTGAATATTTCACAATCAATCAAATATTGCAAAGTAATTTTATCCATTGAAAAAATATAGGATTGTACGTGTGCATGAGTAAGTGGTTTACAACATGTATTTATGGTACTTCCAAACAATTTTACGTTATTTTGCAACCCATTGATATATATATCAGTCCATTTCTCTTTGCAATAAGACGGAATAAATGGCCCAATCACAGAAGAATTTACAAATATAAAATTGTCATAGTTTTTATATAAGTTGTTTGTTAATAAAGCTTCGCTCCATCCACCAAAGTCAAACCCTATATTATCTCTAAATAAAGTTTTAACATAATCTGGCACAGTAAATGTATTAGTTTTGCCGTTAGATATTATAATAAAGTCAACATTTTTGTCATAAAAAATGCAATTGTTAATAAAGTTTTCTACTCTATCGTTATAAATGTGGAATACAAACAATACAAGTAACTTTGGCATTATATAAATATTATTTGTTAATATTTATATAATTTTACAATAAATATAGTAAGTTAAAATTTTATGGTGGAGTTTTAGTCTTTGACTTAATACCCTTTTTAACAGCCGGTGCAGGTTTTTCAGTTTGGGCAAAGGCCTTTAAGTTATTTTATTAATACTATATTAGCAGCTCAAATTTGAATTACAAAGTGAATTTGATATTTGTTTTATTATAATATAGAGATATAATCCTTTTAAACATTATAATGAGTAAAGAATGCACAATTACTGTAACAAATAAAAGAATATATGATTTTTATGAAAGAAATAAGGGTATAAGTTTTGAAGCCGTGAATCTTATATTTTTGGATTTAATTGAAAAAATCAACACAGACATGACAAGTGCTATGCAAAATACAATATGTGGAGAGATATTGTCATCGGTTAAAGACTTAAAGGGTCTAGTAACTTCTCTCAACAATTCCATTATGGTTAAGATTCAAGATATTAACAAAGAATTTGTTGGGAACGTTAAATTAATTATAGAAAATGCATCAAGTGACAACACAAAGACGTACGTAGCTGAACTAAATAAAAATACTGAGTTATTTGTTAGTAGAATTAATAATGAATTGCCAAAAAATAACAATGAAATTAACATGAGAATGAAAGAAATATTAAATACATTCCAAGAAACTATATTAACAGACATAAAAGTATTTGTAAACTCTAATTCACAAAGTGAAACAACATTAAAAGAATATATTTCAGGATTGGATAACAAAATACAAGACTTACAAAAGCCAATTTACTCTTTTATTACTGCAAATCAAGAACAAATTACAACTAATTTGACAAGTTTGAGAGAAAGTAATTTGATTGCACAATCAACCCAGAATAAAGTAATTGAGGATTTGAGTGATTTTTTGAATAAATATTCAACAAATTCTGCTTATAAAGGGAGAGTATCTGAGAATAAACTAGAGAAGGTTTTAACTAAGGTATATCCAGCTGCTGAAATAGTTTGTTCCAAAGCGTTAAAAGAAAGCGGAGATTTTATGTTAAAGCGTCAAAATAAATTAACGATATTAATTGAGAATAAAAATTATGAAGCAAACGTAAATGTAGAGGAAATTGCAAAATTTTATCGCGATGTAAATGCTCAAAAATGCTCGGGTATATTTATCTCACAAACATCTGGAATAGTTGGAAGAAGCGATTATCAAATTGAATTAAATGATGGACATGTGTTAGTATTTTTACATAATGTTGACTACTCTGAGTCTAAGATTAAAAATGCAGTTGACATTATAGACAATCTTGGGACAAAATGGGCAGAAATAAATAATCAAAATTCAATTGAAGGAGTTAAAATATCAAAAGACTTCCTCTCTAAGATAAATGATGAATATAAGGCATTTTTAAATCAGAAGGATTTGTTGATATTCAACATAAAAGAAAATCAAAAGAAATTAATAACCAACATAGAAGACCTAGATTTGCCAGATTTATCAAAATATTTATTTAGCATTTATTCATCAGAACAAAAGCAAGAATTTAAATGTGATGTTTGTGGTGAAGCTTTTTCAAAAAAGGCTTCTCTCGCAAGTCATAAGAAGATACACAATAAGGATAAAAAGGAACAACATATACAAAATATTGCACTTGTTACCTAGATTAATGAAATGCATAATAAGATCTCAATGTTATAATAGTATTAATTATACAATACTATTATATTTTTTATATCAATGATGATATATTATTACTACACGATAAATGCAGTTAAATTATGACAAAATAATTATTATTAATACGAAGTAAAAAGTATTTAAATAAGATTAAAACAAATTTGAAAAACAACTTGAAATTCAAACTAGAAAATAAAACAAATTTGAAAAACAACTTGAAATTCAAACTAGAATTAAGTCAAATTAGAAATTCAAAA